AGAGCCGTGTTTATTGAGTCGGTATTCAGAGTCTGACCAGAAATTATTAATCTGGTGAAGTTTTTCCTCTGTCATTACGTCATGGTCGATTTCAATTTCTATTGATGCTTTCCAGTCGTAATCAATGATGTATTTTTTGATGTTTGACATCTGTTCATATCCTCACAGATAAAAAATCGCCCTCACATTGGAGGGCAAAGAAGATTTCCAATAATCAGAACAAGTCGGCTCCTGTTTAGTTACGAGCGACATTGCTCCGTGTATTCACTCGTTGGAATGAATACACAGTGCAGTGTTTATTCTGTTGTTTATGCCAAAAATAAAGGACGGTTATGCGGCCTGAAATTACTTAACCAATGATGCTGCATATTCGATAAGGTAAAGTTTTGGGGCCAGCCAAATTTTTAACCAAGTCATATTGGTTACTACACCAATAATAAAAATCCCCCACAGAGTCAAAACTCCAACCAATGGCATGATAAGAAGGTTAATATCTCCTTTGCTATCCCAAACCATTGTCGGCCTGTATTTGGGATTTCCCATCTCCCATGAGTATCCTTCATCACCGATTTTACCTGTCTCAACTCTTTGGCACTGCTTCTTCATAAACCAGAAAACCAGTGGGATTGTTAGAATGGCTATTAATGTTTTAATCAGACTGTCAACCATATTCCATAGCAGCAACTGATGAACAACATCAGGAATCTGTGCCTGGCTAAATGAAACAGCCGCGTCTATTCCATTACTGGCTTTTTGCAGTAGTTCTACGAGAATCTTGTTTGCTTGTTCTTCCATATATCACCTTAAATAGTGGATTGCGGTAGTAAAGATTGTGCCTGTCTTTTAACCACATCAGGCTCGGTGGTTCTCGTGTACCCCTACAGCGAGAAATCGGATAAACTCTATTCACCCCTACAGAGAGAATGATGGAGATTCACCGATGAGTAACTGGTGGCAGGAACTATTACGTTTCTTCCTGCGTGGTCTTACGCTACAACAGTTAATTCATATGCTTATTATTTTAATTGCCTTGATAATAATCACCCCAGCATCAATTAAAGAGTGGGTAGATATAAGGAACCCCGAAATACTTCCAGATCACTGGATGTATTACGCAATGCTTTTGTGTATCAGTTATGTTCTGAACAGGGTGATGGAGTTTATATTTCTGGCATCTTCAGACAGATATAAAAAATATCTCAGTAAGAGAGATGAGGCTAAAGTAATTGTGGAGACTGAGCACCTGTTCAATTCTCTGAGTATTCAGGAAAAAGAGGTTTTAGCATTTGCTGTTATGGCAAATAACAAAATTGTACTTAAGCACGGCGATCCGGTCGCTTTATCTCTTATGAGAAAAGGCCTTCTCCATCGCTCAGGTGTGACTTACAGCGCGTCAGGTAAAGAGAAATTTGTTATACCTGACGTCTGGTTCCATGAGTGTTATATGCGCTTTGCTGGTAAAGCTGATGAGCTAATTTAGTTCCTCGACGGCGGGGGATCGTCATCTCGCTGTCAGTTGTTTTGATTTCCTGTTGCCTGCCGCGTAAAGAGCTTGTGTCACGAGATCGCTAACCCCGTATATAAAAACACTTCAATAACTATCAAGTTATGGAAATGTTCTTTTGTAGTGAGCAGCATTGCCGTTCATCCTGAACCCGCCGCGCTCCCGACGCATGGTTTAATGTCGCGCCGTTCGACATGGCTTAACTATATCCAAAGCTATTATTGATGTAAATAGCTATAGTTATAAAATAACTCCTTTGGTTATTTAATCATTGATATCTAATGTAATTTATTTTTCTTGTATGTGAGATTTGGTGTTTTTGGGGCAATAAAAAACCCGCAAAAAGCGGGTTTGTTGTGGTGTGATGAGGTTAGTAGTCAACTACAGACCACCAGAAGATTCTTCCGATGATCTCGATATCGCTTAGATTCTTTTCTTCTTGTGGGTATTCCAGTGAGTTAAAGCTTCTAATGCTTACCTTGTCAGGCCCTGATCGAAAGAGAATCTTAATGCGTTTCCAACCGTTCTCGTTAATGGCGTAAATCTTTCCGTCAACTATTTTCTTATCGTTGGTGTTAACAGCAACTGTTGTTCCATCAGGAATGTTTGGCTCCATGCTGTTGCCACGAGCCGGAAAACAAACAACCCCGCTTCCATCACTGTTCGCACCAACTCTGCGAAGGGTTGATTTGGAGAAGCGCAACATAAAGCCGTTGTGATCTTCATCAATCACCCGACCATCCCCGCATGCAAACTCAATATCTTTAAGGTAAGGAATTTCAACTTCATCACCTCTTAAAGGCGTTCCTCCATCCCATGGGTCCAAATATCCCCACGTGCTTTCATGAGGAATAGAAGATTTTGGATTATAAGGTTCAACTCCCTCATCACGCATTGGCCCAGTTCCATCGGAAAGCCATTCCGTACGAACTCCAAGCACTTTTGATATTTCAAAAAGTTTGCGCGTATTGCGTGTTTTTCCAGACGTAAGTTTCCAGACGCTTGGCTGAGACATGCCAACAGCATTGCCAAGTGAAGCCTGAGTAAACCCAGCCTGATCCATCGCGTATGTAAGCCTTTGAGAAAAAGTATCTAGTTTCATCCGGACAACCTATAGCTACAGCTATTATTAGTCAAATACCTAAAGCTATTTACTTTCTGAATAGCTTTGGCTATTATTCTGATTGTGAATTCAACAGGAGTTATTTTTATGGTCAACAAGGCTATTAAAGCGGCTATTGACTCAGTAGGAAGTCAGCAAAAGTTAGCTGATGCCTGCGGTGTTAAGCAGCCGTCTGTATGGGCTTGGTTGCATGGGAAGAAAAGGGTATCCGCTGAAAATGCCAAGCGCATTGAAATGGCTACCAATGGAAGCGTCCCTGCATACCTGATTCGCCCTGATTTATCCGCTTTGTTCCCCAATCCGAACAAAGCAGCTTAATAAAGCAAATCTTTATACCGAACGGCCCGGTATACGGTCGGGTGCCCGGCGTGGTCAAGGATGACTGTCAATGGTGCACGATAAAAACCCAAATTATTTATCTATGGAGATAGTAAGAAATGACACAAGCAAGTTACAGCAAGCCAACACAGCGAGAAATTGATCGCGCTGAAACTGATTTACTCATCAACCTGTCAACGCTTACCCAGCGCGGTCTGGCAAAGATGATTGGCTGTCATGAATCGAAGATAAGCAGAACGGACTGGAGATTTATTGCTTCGGTCTTGTGTGCTTTCGGAATGGCATCAGATATCAGTCCGATTAGCAGGGCTTTTAAGTATGCGCTTGATGGACTCACCAATAAAAAACGCCCGGCGGCAACCGAGCGTTCTGAACAAATACAAATGGAATTTTAATAACATCCAACGAGGTAATTATATGCGAAACAAAGGCTTTAATCCACCTGATACACACAAAGAAGTTAAGCGTTTGCGCTTCCTTCGTTCCATTGATGAAAGAACTCAAATCTCTTTTGTGAAAGTTGCCAGAACTGAGCTTCTGAAGGCTGAGGCAAGGGCGTTGCTCCCGTCTCTACCAAAAGAGGAGGGGTATACGTTCATTCCAAACGCATTTCTGGAAAAGCTGCTCAAAGAAGACATATCCGTAAGTCAGTTTAACGATGTTCTTAAGGTCTTTCGTCAAGGCAGGTAGTTATGAGCAATACAGCAAAAATCTACGATTTCAGCGCCGCACACGAGCGCAGGAGCAACAGGATGGAGAACCAGAAAACTGGTTACATTCCGTTGTACCGGAGCATTCTGAAACAGTCATGGGCGAAAGATGTTTATCTTCGCACCCTGTGGGAAAACCTTCTCCTGAATGCCGCCAGAAAGCCATACAAAGCGAATTTCAAAGGTCATGAATGGCATCTGCAACCCGGTCAACTGGTTGTGACAGCAGCTGATTTAGGTCTTCAGTTATGCGACAGGCATGGCAAGCCGGCAAGCCGTGATCAGGTTGAGCGGATGCTTCAGGTTTTTGTGAAAGAGGGGATGATCTCCATTGATGGAGAGAAGCAAAAAGGTCGTGTGATCACCATCACAAATTACCATGAATACGCTCAAAAAATGGACAATTCACCCGCACATGATGCCGCACAAACAACCGCACATGATGCCGCACATGATGAAGACAGTAATGGCGCGGCTTTCAGCGTACATGCCGCACATGAAAGCGCACATGAAGCCGCACAAACAACCGCACATCATGAACAAGAAGGTATTAACAAGAATATAAATAATACCCCCCTACCCCCCAATGGGGGCGGCGATGGGCAGGTTAAACCTGAACGTCGCAAGGCAGAACGCATCGACTACGAATCCTTCCTGAACGCCTACAACACCGAAGTCGGTGACAGACTGCCACACGCTGTTGCGGTCAACGAGAAACGCAAACGCCGCCTGAAGAAAATCATCCCGCAACTGAAAACGCCAAACGTGGACGGTTTCAGAGCGTATGTCAGGGCGTTTGTGCATCAGGCCAAGCCGTTTTACTTCGGAGACAACGACACGGGCTGGACGGCCGATTTTGATTACCTGCTGAGAGAAGATTCGTTAACGGGAGTTCGGGAAGGGAAGTTTGCAGACAGGGGGATTGCATGAGACAGGATATCGAAGCGAGCGTTATCGGTGGCCTGCTGATTGGTGGATTAACACCAACCGCCAGCGACGTTCTGGCAACACTGGAGCCGGAAGCGTTTTCAATTCCGCTCTACCGGAAAGCCTTCGAGGTTATCCGCAAGCAGGCGAGAAACAGAAACCTAATCGATGCGCTGATGGTTGCCGAGGCGTGCGGAGAGGAGCATTTCACGTCAATCCTGATGACCAGCAAAAACTGCCCGAGTGCCGCAAACCTGAAGGGATATGCCGGAATGGTCGCGGATAACTATCACCGCCGTCTGGTGCTGGAAATCATGGATGAAATGCGTGAACCAATTCAGAGCGGAACCATCGACGCATCGAGTCAGGCGATGGATGAACTTGTAAAACGTCTCTCAGCCATCAGAAAGCCCCGTGACGAGGTTAAACCTGTACGGTTAGGGGAAATCATTACTGACTACACTGACACGCTTGACAGGCGTCTGAGGAACGGAGAAGAGTCAGATACCCTGAAGACCGGAATCGAAGAACTTGATGCCATCACCGGAGGGATGAACGCGGAAGACCTGGTGATAATCGCTGCTCGTCCTGGTATGGGGAAAACCGAGCTGGCGCTGAAGATTGCCGAAGGCGTGGCAAGTCGTGTTATTCCTGGTTCTGACGTCCGGCGCGGAGTATTGATTTTCTCGATGGAAATGAGCGCATTGCAGATTGCAGAGCGAAGCATTGCCAACGCCGGGAGGATGTCGGTTAGCGTACTGCGAAATCCTGCATCAATGGATGACGAGGGCTGGGCACGTGTTGCTAACGGCATGAGTCAGCTTGCAGATTTGGATGTATGGGTAGTCGATGCCTCGCGGTTATCGGTCGAAGAAATACGCTCAATCGCAGAACGGCACAAACAGGAAAATCCAAACCTCTCACTCATCATGGCGGATTATCTTGGCCTGATTGAGAAGCCGAAAGCAGACCGCAACGACCTCGCAATTGCTCACATCTCAGGAAGCCTGAAGGCGATGGCGAAAGACCTGAAAACACCGGTTATCTCCCTAAGTCAGCTTTCGCGCGATGTTGAGAAGCGACCAAACAAACGCCCGACAAACGCAGATTTGCGTGATTCAGGAAGCATTGAGCAGGACGCAGACTCAATCATCATGCTCTATCGGGAAGCGGTATATGACGAGAACAGTAGCGCCGCGCCATTTGCTGAAATCATCGTGACGAAAAACCGTTTTGGCTCACTTGGTACGGTTTACCAGCGGTTCTGCAACGGACACTTTGTTGCATGTGACCAGGATGAAGCCAGACAGATTTGCACAGCATCAAATGCGCCTGCTGCGCGTGGCAGACGATATGCACAAGGGGCGGACGTATGACCATCTACATCACTGAGCTAATAACAGGGGCTATTTACACAGTAGCCCTTTTTTATTGGATTAAGAACGAGGGGGATCATGATGGACACTGTTAACGGAATGTGTTCAGACGCACCGCGTGCCAAAAAATGTAAATGCGGAAAATCACCGACAATATTTGACATGGAGAACGGGTGCCAAATCTACTGCGCTAACCACGCCGCTGTGGCGGCCGCGAATTATCGCAGTGCGGTAACGGAGTGGAATAACCTGAAATCTGTTAGAGAGGGAAGTCATGAAAAAACTAACCTTTGAAATTCGATCTCCAGCACATCAGCAAAACGCTATTCACGCAGTACAGCAAATCCTTCCAGACCCAACCAAACCAATCGTAGTAACCATTCAGGAGCGCAACCGCAGCTTAGACCAGAATCGAAAGCTTTGGGCTTGCCTTGGTGACGTTTCTCGTCAGGTTGAATGGCATGGTCGCTGGCTGGATGCAGAAAGCTGGAAGTGCGTTTTTACAGCAGCATTAAAGCAGCAGGATGTTGTT